GAAGCACAGAAGGCATGGAAAGAGTTTGTTATCCCGCTTATAAACAGAGAAAAAGATGATACAGATTAAGCCGCCTACCCCGTATCAGATAAGGTTTTTAAAAAGCATTAAGCGGTATGTTATTCTATCAGGCGGTGTAGGCTCAGGTAAAACTTTATCGCTTGCGATGAAAGCTGTTAACTACGGTATAGAAAACCCGGGTACTTTAAACCTTATCGGAACTAAAACAACAAAGATGCTTGAAGATACAACAAAGCGGATGTTCTTTGAGATTGTTAAGTTCTACGAGCTTGCTAACGGCAGAAGGCTTATATTGGAAATCAAGGTTCAGCATAACAGCATTAAGTTTGTTAACGGTACAGAGTACCTTTTCCGTTCCTTCCCTGATAAAACAGCGTTCGAGAATATCAAATCGTTAACACTTGATGCTATATTCCTTGATGAGATATCAGACCTTCCCGAGAACGCTATACGTATGGCCATGACCAGGCTTAGAGGTACACGAGGTGATTACAGACAGCTTTGCGGTGCAACCAACCCTGCAGGGTTTGATAACTTTGTTTACAGGCAGTGGATAGAGCGTGAAGACAACACCGCAGAGGTTATTTATTCGTCGTCTCTTGATAATCCCTATCTCCCTGAAGACTACAAAAACAGCCTTTTGCAAGACTACCCTGATGAGTATTACAGACAGTATGTGAAAGGGTTCTGGGGTGTTACAGATGAGGGTGTTATATATAAATCCTTTGACCTTTCAAAGCATGTTGTTAATTATAAGAAATGCAGAGAGTTATCACTTGATTTTACAGACTTTTCAAGCGCCCGTTGGAACTATTACCGCACTATAGACTACGGAGTAACCAACCCTTTTGCGGTCCTCTACATTGCTTATGACGGTGAGCGTATTATCGTATTTGATGAGATTTATGAAAAGAACCTTGCACCTTCTGATATGGCAAGGCTTGTAAGCGAGAGTTATGCAGAAGTTCCTTTTGTAGCAACCTACATTGACCCCTCCGCTACAGGGTTAAAGCGGGAACTTGCAAAACAAGGTGTCTATGCTTCAAACGCTAAAAACGATGTTGATGACGGTATATTCAGCGTTAAAAAGGCAGTTTCTAACATCTACCCTGACAATTACCCTAAGCTTCTTGTTCTTGACCGCTGTAAATCCCTTATCCGCGAGTTTCAAAGCTACCGTAAGACCGAAAAAGGCGTTATAATAAAGGAAAACGACCACCTTCTTGATGCCTTACGGTATTTCATCTACACAAGGACAGAAAAAACAAGGGTGCTTACCACCCATAATTATTAATATCGTATATCTCTGATATGGATAAAGGATTTAAAGTCACATTTAAAAAAGGCGAACTAATATCAGAGGCACAGCATGCGGTTAAAAGAGTTATCGGCAAAGTACTTGCCGAGGTGTTGACAGAGAGCCAGAAGACCGTACCTCGTGACAGAGGCTTATTAGCTAACTCATACAAAGCTGAAATCAAAGTCGGTTCCCATGAAATTAAAGGGCTTTTAAAATACAAGAAATCATATGCAAGCGTTCAAGACGAAAAAAGCTTAGGCCATTTCGGTAAACCAACAACCAAATCAATATCCCGTCACGGTGCTTCTGTACCACTCAAGGTTAAGCGGATAAAAAAGTCAAAACGACACGGCGCAAGGTATTCCAGAGGGTACAAAGACCTTGTAAACCGTGCTGCCCTTACCCACTACCCTACACATTTTTTATCGGATGCTTATGATAAGGTTGTAACCAAGCGTTTGCCTCAGATTAAGGCTGAGATAAAAAGGCTTTTCACTAAATGACGTATATATAAAACGAGAAATAAACTAAGGACAAGGACGAGGATTATGTCTGAAAAATCAATGGAAAGTATTAAAAACGAAGAAGATACCACAGAGGTAAGCAAAACTGCCGACAAAGGCAAGTTAAAGGTTAAGCAACAGGACACACCTGTTGAGTACATGGAGAAGTATGTTATCCCCACCGCCCTTATGAAGAAAAAGGCGTTTAACGACAGGGGCTTTAAAGTAACCTGTTCAAGCTTTATGAATAACAAGCTTTACGTTGAGATTACAGCTCCTAACGGCGAGCGTTACGGATATAACGAGAAAAATGACAAGCTTGTAAAACTGGAGGTTAAATAATGCCTTGGTGGTTAAGAGTTAGACATTTAGACGCTCAAGACGGTACAGGCGGCGGAGGTGATGATACCAACAACAATGACACAAAGCCTCCTGTTGATGCGCAGAAGCTTTATAATGATATAAAAACTGATTTGCAGAGCAAGTTTGAAAAGGAATATGAGGCTAAGCTTCAAAAGTCGGTTGCTGAAGCTCTTGAGAAATATAAACAGGAAGCAGTTAAAACAAAGCCTAAGGACGGTAAAACAGACCCCGAGGCTGAGAAAATTGCTGAAGAACTTAAGGCTTCACTTAAAGAAAAAGAGATTGCTGCAGAGGAAAACGCAAAACTGAGGGCTGAGCTTGACAACCACATAATAAAGGGTGCTTTTATGCCCCTGCTAAAAAACAAGTGCGTTGTCGGAGAAGAGGATACATTTGCAAAGCTTGCAAAAGAGTTCACTATAGAGCGTTCTGATGACGGGATTAAAATAAAAGACCTTAGAGGCGAACCTCTTTTTAACAAGAACAAAAGGATTACAGAACCTGAAGACCTTGTAAGCCTCTTCTTTGAGAAGCATCCCGAATACCAAAAAGCAAATATCCCCGCTTCCCGTACTGTAAACAACATCAGCGGAATAACAGGCGGAAACAATATTGATGCTTGGGCAATGTCCCCAAGCGATATGCTGCAAGAAAATCTAAAAAAGGAGAAATAATAAATGAGTGCATACACACTACTGGACTGGGCTGCTGTTAACGGCAACAGAAAAGAAGATATAGGAATAATAAAGCCTCTTGTCACAAACGAGCTTCTTTTAAGAATGCCCTTTAAAGTCATAGAAGGTTTTAAATACGAAAGAAGCCTTCTGCTTGAAGGAGGCGGTGTAACAACCAGAAAGCTTAACGAAGAGTACGCTAAAACCAAGAACCGTTACGGTAAATATGAAGCTGAAACAGCCCTAATAGGCGGTGCAGCCGAACTTGATATTAAGCTTTATCAAAAAGGAAAGCTTGACCTTCTTGCTGATGATATGGTTGAGAAGATTAAAAACATCGGGAAAACATTTACAACCTTTGCTATAAACGGGGACAGAGACGTTAACCAGGAGCATTTTAACGGACTTATAAAGCACTTAATTGCTTCTCAGGTTATTCTTGCAGGAGATAACCCCGACGGTGCTGTATTAAGCAAGAAAGACGTTGAAAGGCTTTTAGCACTTATTGAAGGCGGTGCAAACACGCTTATTATGAATGCTAAAGCCAAAGTAGTTTTTAAAGATATTCTTGAAAAACTTATTACATACTATGAGATAAGTGCCCTTTCCAAAAAGCTTTTAGTATACGGTGATGCTGCAATTCTTACTGTTCCCGAAAGCGATATAACATGTAATGAAGTATGCGGTTCATCTACTGACACAACAAGTATTTACGGCTTAAGGATAGAAGAGAACACAGGGCTTTTCGGTATAGCCGATGCTGCAAGCCCTACTATAGGCAAACTCATTGAGTACACAACAAAGGTTGAGAAAGCTGTTGAGTGGAACGTTGGTATTGCATGCCCTAATGCTAAGGTTATCGGAAGGCTAAAAGGCGTTAAGCTGGGTTAAGGTTTTAAGGAGGAAAAACATGATTGACAAAGAACTTATTTTAAAAGACGCACTTACTACGGCTGTGACTGCAACAGAAAGCGGAGATGCTGTTCCTGTTAGTGAGGGAAATACAAGACTAAGGTGTAATATTACAGAGATTAAAACATCTGCCGGGAATGAAACTTGCAACCTTAAACTCGAACAAAGTGCCGACGGCTTGACAAACTGGGAAGAGGTTGTATCAAGGGATATTGCAGCCGCCGGTGAGGAAGAGCTTACAGGAAAGATTGACAAGAAGTATGTAAGGGTGACTTACACCTTAGGCGGAACATCACCGTCTGTTAAGTTTATTGCTCATCTTATACCTTCGGATATGATGTAATGGCCTGGTTCCTCCAAAATATCGATGAGGCCTCTACACATCTTAATGCTCTTTATTTAACAAATGAGCTTATAGAGTGGGAGGCCTTAAGCGATAGCGATAAAACTGTGATGCTTAATAAAGCTTACCGTGATGTTACAAGCGCGTTCATATACGAGGGTACTGATGAATACACTGAAGAGATGCTCTTTGCAAGAGAAGAAGCCTTCAAGAAAGCTCAGGCAGAACAGGCCTTTTACTTGTTAAACGGCATATCTTATGCTGATGAAGCACGTAAAAGCGGGATATCAAGCGGTAATATCGGAAGTATAAGCTTTAACCTTAAAAACGGCGATAAATACAGGCTTTGCCGCGAAGCATATGAGTACATTGCACGCTACATTAAAAAGCCTGAAATAGTGAGAGGATAATTATATGAATATACCTAAAGGACTTACACCTGATGAAGTAGCTGATTATATCAAAAAAAACAGCAAAAAATCAGAAACTGTTACAAAAAGTGTAACACCTAAAGAGAAAATTATTAAAAAAGACAAGGAAACAGCAGATGAGCAGTATTAACATTACTTTCGGGCTTGATGTTAAAGACAATTTAAATAAAACAGTTAACAGCGCAGTAAAATCACTGAGCAACTCATCCCTTACAAAAGTTCTTGATACCGAGTATGTACTTGCTGCAGCAGAAACAGGGGCTGCAATAAACTTCGGGAATATCACAGAAGGCAAATACCTTATTATAATAGCCGATGCAGTTATTCAGGCAAAAATTAACGCAAGTGTTGATGCAATACCTGTTGAAAGCCTGTTTTTTACATGTGCAAGCAACGCCTTTTCATCCGGATTTATAACATCTTTAACTCTTGCAAATCCTAACAGCGACAAAGCAGTTAAAGTTCGGGTAATTATTACAGAATGAGGTTCAATAAATCAGTCACAATCTATAAAAGTGATTATAATACTGCTAATGATGAGGCAGGGCTTTTGGAAGTTATAAAAAGGCCCTGTTTTACTTTATTCCCGGATAAAACCGTTATAAGTAAAAATGCTGACATCGGTTTTGTTGAAATGCCTGTTGATATTGAGATAACGCTTAAAGGCCTTCTTAATATTCATGACTACACCCCTTATATTGCCGAGATTGACAGTGATAAATACAAGATACTCTCATGGCTTGAAAACCCTCTTTTTAAATACACAATACTTAGAGGCGTATTATCCAAGAGGTTTTAATTTGTGGATAAAAAGCTTCTTCACACCGTCTTAACAGGCGCAACAAAAGACAAAAGAAAGAAAATTATAAGCTTTGTTTCTGATATTGGCAGTATCTTTGAAAACCTTAAAAAGAGTGTCAACAGGGGCGATAAGCAGGGCTATCTTGCTCTGCGTAAAAACCTTAATTATATGATAAGTGAAGTTAACCGCTTCGGTTCAAAGGATATACTTCGCATTTACAGGGACGAATATAACTCATGGAGCAGCTTCCTAAAAGACTGCGGTTATTCCGCAACCTTTGTACCCAAAGAACAGGATGCCCTAAAGCGTTATAAAGAGTGGATACAAAGCTTCACAGCTAACGTCAGGGATTATAACAGCAGTGCCGAGCTTTTCTTTAAGTATAACCAGCGTCTTGTTGCCTATGATGTTGCAACCCCTTCTGTTAAAGAAAAGATAGTCAAATCAATTTACAACGACTTTAAAGAGGTCAAAAAGTCCGATACAGGCAGAATATTACTTGATGCCACTGATGAGGTTCACAAAGTAAGGTATTCCGAGCTTGGTATTGACCAACAGGCAAGGCACTTGCAGAATGTCCTTGATAAGGAGCTGGGAAACAAGCTTAAAGACGGCAGAATAAACATCTCAAATGACAAGACAAAACAGAGATGGTATGACCTTCGTATTTATGCCGAAACCTGGGTCTCTGATATGGCCACAGATGCAGGAATGAGGGCAAGCTTTGATATTTGCGATGATGCGGGTATAGACCTTGTTACTATCCCGAAAACGCAAGCATGCTGTGATTTATGCAGGCCTTTTCAGGGTAAAATCTATTCTATATCAGGCAAACATCCCAAATACCCGCCTTTGGGCAACATTGTTGTGCCTTTTCACCCGAGGTGTGAGCATCAGATATTGCCGTGGCCTTATGAGGATGAGGAAGAGCACACAATAACTCAAGAAAGCGAGCAAAAAACAACAAATATTGATAAATCTGTTACAGAAAGTGTAACAGATACGGCTGAAGAAATAGAAAAAAAGAAGAAAAAGGTACTTGCAACTTATGAAACACCGTTTAATGAAACTCTTTCTTTAACGCAATGGACAAAAGAAAAGATAATAAGTGGAAGACCCAAAGATGCCGAGGAAATATTAAACCACATGCCTGAAACTACTGTAAATCCTGATATCAGACTTGAAGGTATAAATAATGAATATGTGTTAGCAAAAAAATATAAAGAACTGAATGACAAAACTCATTATGTATTATATAATAAAGACGATGGATTGATTTTTTCAAGCTGGATAATGAACGAAAAGAAAGCCCCTAAAAAATGGAAAAAGATATGGCAACAATAACAACATCCCCAGATGCAGATCACGGGTATATGCATGTTCACATAAAAGACAGACCATTATCTAATGATGTCTGGTGGAACCTGAATGTTGATGAGACTGATAACAGGCTTGTCGGTATGGAGCTTTTGGGTTATGAAAAGTTTATACAAGGCTTGAAAGAATTAATCAAAACAAACCCTTCTAAACAGCAAATCATAGAATACATGCTTGATGATGAAGATTACAACATCGTCATGGAAGACTTCAGCGATGTAGAAGATACAAGAGAAATGCTTCTCGAAATAGCCGGACATTTAGTTAAAAACTTTTAATTCCTATCTCGAATAGTCCCATACTTTAGACATATCGTATATCTAAGGCATGGAAACAAAAGACAACAAAAACCCAGACAACATTAAAGAAATAAAATACAAAGGTTATGATACGGATGCCCAGCAGTGGGAAAACTACATTAAAACCTACATCGGCGGTGAAGACTATATAAACGGTGGCTTTCTGTTTAAAAAACCTGCAGAACCCGAACCGAGATTTAAAGAGAGAGTGAAAAGGGCATATCTTATTAATTATGCAGAGATGCTTGTAAACACGGTTGTAAAATACATCTTCTCCGCTGATACAAAGTTTCAAATAGATATACCCGATGAGTTAAAGCCTTACGAAGATAAGTTTGACGGACAAAACAGTATAAGCGAGTTTTTCAGGAAACACCTTCCCTATGCCCTTGCTT